TGGTTTGATCTTGCCCAGCCAGTAACTTGATTGGCTAAACCGGGAATATCGGCACCATAAACGCGAGTTTCAGGCATTCCGACGTCTTGTCCATCATCCCAACGCTTTGGAGGTTCATCTGAGTCATAATATCTAACATGACGGATACGTGTGCGAGAAATTGGGTTAATATCAAATCCAGCGCCGCCGAGAAACCCATCGATATAGCGATTATCGTCGGCAAATATCTCACCTTCTTGGATTTCTTGCTCTGCACTGTCTATGTTGCCCGTATTTGTGTTTGTAAGCAATTCTTCTGTCTCTACCACATAGGCAACCGCCCCATGACCCTGAGCCTCGGCTACAGCGCATTTATAATAGGATTGATAGGCACTTGCACGACTAGTAGGAGAGTGACAAGAGGTAATCTCGTCAAAATCGCTCATTCTAAGCACATCTATTGGGTGCCGAGTGATAATAATGGAAAATTTGTCACTATCAAGCTCATTAATGTTCTTTTTGATGTATCCGGCGTTCTTTTTCCAATATTCGCCGTGTTGAATGGCTATTTCTTCTAGATTATAACCAGCGGGTCCAGCCACACCAGGAGCGGGGATATATAATAGAATTTGTTGACTTATCCGCTTATAATCTTCATTTTTTTGAAATTCTGGGTCATTTTTGGCTATTTCTTTCTTTTTTCTTGCTAAATCTGCTATTTTGACAAACAATTTGCCAATTTTCATCTGAAACTTCTTAATTTTCTTCTTTTGTGGACCACCAGTAAGAGAAGCAACGAAATCATCAACCTTTGTTACTTCTCTGGTCGCAGAAACCATACCTTTCTCCCAATCTACCTCATATTCCTGTGTTTCAAAGAATTTTGCGAACTTTCCAAGCTCTGTAGATGGATCAGTTGTCGGAAATGGTATAACAACACGCATTTTGCCGCTAAAAAGATCATTAAGGGGCAAATTAGCCGGATCCAAGTCTTCGAGGACATCTTCTAATACTCGCATTTCGTCTTCGGTGACTTCTTTGAGTATTTTTTCGTTAAATTCGTACAAATCTGTTACTTTTGGAGCGGAAATGTCTAAATTTTCTAATAATTTTGCTGTTTTTAGCAGAATTTGCTCATCATTTAACATTATTTCTTCCTATTTTTCCAATCACAATAATCACAAGACATTTCGTCGGTGAGAGGCATACCACAATTCGGGCATTTATGACATTTTACCATAAAAAACATAATTTTACTCCTTCATTGATTTTGAGCCGCGACATTTCCACTTTTTACGGGATAATGCATTGGCACATGGTGGGTTTTTACACTTTTTAATCTTCGCTGAGCGCGCACAGTACGCATCACCCTTAGCTGTACCGGGTCTGATGCGATCTCCGCCACCTTTTGCTTGTCCTTTTTGTCCAAATGAACGACATTTGCCGTCTACACGCTTAGCAAAGCGCTTTCCTTTGGAGGGTTTACACGCTTTTTTCTTCTTTTCTTCTAAAACTTGCGATAATTCGTCTTCAATCATGATCTCAAGAGACTCTTTCTTGGAATTACCCCAGTTTTTAGCACCAACCTTACGACATTTAACAAGAGCACCAGAAGCATATGCACTTGGCCACACTTTATAGCGTGATTTTACCTTATTATAGCATGCATCTTTCTTGGCTTTCTTCTTTTTCTTCTTCTTTTTTTTCTTTCGTTTTTCATCAAGCACAGCTTCAAGTTCTTCTTGGATAATTTGCTCTAAATCCATGTATAATTCCTCATTTTTAAATCCTTTACAAGCGCCTGGAGTAGGTCTACATCGCGGTTTTTTTGATCTTGATTCGCCATCGGAGCGTCCACAAGGTTTGCACTTGCCATCGCGACAGGTATTACAGTCAACCCATCCACCTTTTTTACCGGGAGTACCTTTACGCTTAAACCAATCGCCTAAATTCTTCTCCGAACTCGGTTTTTTGGTTAGTTTACGCTTTTCTTCATCGATATTTCCGTATAAATCATTCATTTTTAAACATTTCCAAAGCTTTCTCCAATAAATAGATCGGTATCTCGCTATTGTCTATGTCTTTTATCTCACTAATATCAACCCACTTGAATTTGTCGTGCTCTATCTCTCCAGTTACAGGGTTTGGGATATACACATCTACATCACCCGACCACTGCCGGGCATAAAAATAGTATTTTTGTGGCTTGGGTTCTCCTAAAAACACTAAATCTTCTTCGGAACAGTTTAAGTTAGTCTCTTCTTTTAGTTCTCGAATGGCGCCGGCTTCAATGGATCCATCTTCATCGTCTATATGCCCACCGGGAATAGTCCATTGTCCTGTACGTTCTCCAGCATTGGCTCTCCTGATAATAAGAAACTGCTGGTCGTCGTTCATACAAACAACGATCCCAGCAGCTTTTAAGTCTTCTTCGGAAAGAAATTTATTCCAACTCTTGTCTACCGACATGCCTTTGGTTTATCTCCCATGCCATCACACAAAGTCTTGAGAGCTAATTTAATATCTAAATTTTGTATTGGAGCAACCCAAATCATATTTTCTTGTACAGCACCCCGCTGTAAGTCAACTCCCCACAAAATACCAATCATCTCTCCTGCTTGGTTATAAATCAAAGATCCGCTGCACCCAAACCACCCATATGTATTCAAAAGCATTTGAACACCAGCCTGCGGGTCTGTCTCGTATCCAACCACATAGCCCCTGAAAGTCATCAGGTTGTGCCATGAAGGAAACCCAGAGTAAGTTATCTCTGTTCCCACCTCAGTCAGATTATCGGAAGGGTTCCATTTAACACCTTTGGTATGCACAAATTTGTTTGGTACATATAAAACAGCCATGTCGTGTAATGGGTCTGAATATATCAGTACAGCTAACTGGTCTTCATATAGTGTTTTAGTTAAGTACACACTTCCAAGGCTACCATTGGCAACATGCTGAGCGGTTAAAATTAGCTGCATATCTTTGTATCGGATTAGACCCCCCGATCCATGTCCATTTCCGGTTAGAACTTTTACAGATGAGTCACGTACGTTTTTTTCAATTTTTGTTAATGAAGCACTGACTTCAACTGGTTCAGTTTTAAATTCTTTTGTTGTCTCGGTTATTGCAGGTGTCGCGCCCATCAAAAAAAACGCAACTGCAGATAATAATAATCTCATTTTAAGATCCCTCCAGCAGTAAGTAGTGGGCGCCTAGCTGTCGTGTGGTTCGGGAACCAAAAAAATGGTTGAAAGCAATAAGCTGTTAATCACGCAAAGCGGTATTAGATCATATCTCGAAACTAATAGTGCATAAATTATAGTACCAACGTTGATGCCGATCGCAGCGACACAAACTTTAATCCACAATTCCTTCAACTTCTTCATTTGAGGCTCTAGATAGAATCTCCATCGTCGATGGTGATTGACGCGTTATTGTTTGCGTCTCAAAAGTATATACCTCAACATACGGAAACATTTCCAATTGATCTATTTCTTTTTTTCCTATGACCACACCATAATTGAAATATGGAATTCCCGAGAAGTCATATTTTTTAATCTTAACAAGAGCACCCGGCTCTATATCCCAAACTATGGAGTTGAGGATACGATCGTCTCGATCCACTCTTGAGCCTCCGAGTATTTGCTGAATTTTGGTGACAACCCTTGTACGTACTTGCTTGTACCAGACTCTAGTGCCGCCCACTGCCACTTCCAATCAGACTCAGCATAGTAGACGAGCGCGGTGGACATCGGACGCGTGTGTGTAATTCCAGCACGTTTAACCATGGCACCCAAAGCGCGATTTTTCTCCTTAGAAAATTTTTCTTGTTCTTCGTCAATCTGTTCAGCGGCGCGCTCTTGTGGTAAATCAGAACGAATTACTTCGTACATGCTCCACTTTAAACTTCCGTTAAAATTTTTTTTCACTTCGTTCTCAAAATACTCTAAGTGATTATCTTCAGCAGACTCAAACTCAGTTAATGGAGCTTTCGCTCTCTTTCCGTTCTTAAACACCTTGTATACATTCCAATTATAATTCAAAAGTTCCTCCGTCGATAGAATGCCATTCATAAGTACCAATTACAATAGAAAGCTTGAGACCTTCTTCTTCTAACCGAGTACTCATTGGTGATACTTCATAAAATTCTTTTGCAACATTATTGAGCCACTTAACTTCCCAAACAAAAACATCGTCCTCAATCATATCAATGTGACGAGTACGCCTTGTAAGGATCCCTATGTGACCACCAATGTTGTCTACAACTATATCACCTATACTTAGTATAACACGACTAACATTTTTTTGCAACTCTTTATATTGGCTCATATATTAATTACCTTTGTAAAGTTGCAACAAGCCTTCCCGTATCATATTAATCAGTCCGCTTTCAGTGTAAACATGCATCCGGATCGAAGAATCAACCAAAGCTTTGCCAGACCACAATATTTCCCACGCATTTATGCCCGGAAGATCGTAATCGCTAACCAAAGAGTTCTCTAACAAATTGATTCTTCGAGACAATATGCC